ATGTCCTTATCAAAACCCATCGCTATGAGTTCCGAACGAGTCATCAAGCGACGATGAGCCACGAACGGGCTATCCTCAATAGTTCTTGCCGATTTGCTAATTAGGAATTCTTCTGGCGGTACGTTCTCAATCTTGACGCAGCCGTACTTCTTGACCTTCTTGACCTTGACCGAGTAGTAAGGAATCTGGATAGGCATACCCATCATATCCATACCACCGTCAACCATCTCTACCTTCTGGCTCACTACCTCAATGGCAGGATCAGATAGCAGCATGGCTAGCTCGTCTTCGGTCAGGTTCTTGTATGACTCTTTATTAACGTCCTCTTGGGCTTCCCAGTACGCCTTGACTACGCCAACCTTCATCATCAGCGCGTCTTTGAACCAGTTGTGCAGGATGATTAGACCGTCGTTCTCACGGTAGAACACCCAGTTACAGTAGTCTGTAGCCTGTTTGGATGACTCCTCATCTTCTGGAGTCTGAGGCTCAAAGGAGACAATATCCTCGGTGGTCGTAAAGACCCGGATAAGTTGGGGTAATGCACCGTCGATAGCCTCAGCTACCTCACCAGTTACGATCTGGCTACGGCCTTCTACCTCGTTACCATACGGATAACGCAGGTAATACTCTAGTGCTTTGGATCGCTGATCCGTAGTCTCGGTATCAATATAACCGATGGAGTTATCGATCTCATTCTCGATAATTCCCTTGATTTGACCCTCATCCATCTTCATAGCAAATCCTTATGGGTTTTGCTTATTATACAATCCATTTCGTTGAAATTGGCAACGATGTCTGCCATGAACTATCGCCCTCGTCAAGACCTATCGCTAGGTATCTGAAAGCGTCACTCATATGGCTAGACCAGTCATGTAGCGGCTTCTCGTAGAATATCTGCCGCCTCTCGTCATGTTCCCTACGGTAGTTCCGTAAGGCATCTAGTCCCGGCTTAGTCCTTGGATGGAACCAGCACCGAGGCAACAGTCTCCTCACAGCCTGAATCCCGTCAGCTACAGACAATCTAGGCGCAACCGTTATGGATAGTCCTGCTTCCTCTAAGACTTCCTTACGGCTCTTGCCTGTGCCTAACTCCCTTACCTGTACGTCATGGGGCAGGATTTGACTGAACCCTGCATAGTCATTGTCCTTCAGCCAGCGAACGTACCAATCTAGTCCCTGTCCATGGTTTTCGACGCAATCAAGGAGTCTAACTTCCTTTCCAGCCAGTTGAGCAACCCATAGAGCAGTCGAGTCACCCATTCCCAAATCCCAAGCAACAAAGCTACGGCAGAGATCGTCACGAGGAAAATCACTAATGTGAGCATCCCTTTCAAGGTCGTTAATAAGTTTCCCATAGTAACTACCCTCGACCGCTGCGTTAAAGGAACACTCGAATTCTTGGTTGTACTTGTCCTCACCCATCTCTCGATAGGCAGCCTTTAGCTCGGACTCAGGCAGTATCTTGGTCTGACTAGCCTTGTACTCTAGGTACTTCCAGCCTTCCTCGGACTTAGCTCTATCGGCTAGTTCAGCGAAATGGTTAGCACCTTTAGGAGTCCCAATGAAGCAAGCCCACCCAAGACGGTCGGCAAGAGCAGGTCTGAGGATTTCGTTCCAAATTCTCGGATTCTGATCGCCCACCTCGTCGATAACCACGCCATCGAAATACTGACCGCGCAAGCTATCAGGATTGTCAGACCCGTAAAGACTAACCCTACGCCCCCAAAAATCAACCCGTAACTCAGCAATGTTGGCAGTTGCATTAAGCGGCCTTGTGTACTCTAGTAGGTAATCCCAAGCGACTCGTTTAGCTTGGCTGTAGGTGGGTGCTATGTAGGCAAACCGTGGGTTAGGCTTGTCGCACTCTATCGCGGCTTTGATAAGGTGATTGATTGCGCTAACAGTCTTTCCCATACGACGATGGGCAACCACCACAGTAAAACGATGCTGCTCAATGGCATGGTGGATTTCCTCCTGCTGCTCCCTTGGCTCGTAAGGAATGACTATCTCAGTCACTTAACGTATCCGCAGTTCAGGCACTTGTTGTTCACTAGGAACGCGCTGCACATCGGGCAATTTACTGGCTTATAGCTCATTTCCGTCCTCCCCATCTCACTATGTGTTCTTGGGCTTCCCCGTCCTTACCCGTTACCTCTGTCCTAGCCAGCTTGGGTATATGGTACTCAGATAGCTTCTGCATTAGGTCTAGTGCCTTGGCTGGATCAGGCTTTAAGCCTAGCACCTCATCGCCTTCAGCTACCCTCTGGAGCCATCTGTCCATGTAAGGCACGTTCTTCTCTAGCAGAGTAGCAATAGCATTACGCACTACAGTAGTACTCTTATTAGGTACTCCTGCTGGTCTTCCCGGCCCTGCTAGGCCTTCACCGATTTTAGGAGTTTCTTTAACCTTATCTGTTTCCATTTTTGCATTACCTCTCAGGTGTCATGCTCTCGCTGCCTAGTAATCCTGCTCCTATTGGCGCTGCCATAAATAGCGGCTGTCCTTTAGAAACTCCTGCCTTCATCTCTGGTGTTATGTCTATGTAGCGTACTCTTGCCATTCCGCTATCACTAAACTCGCTTCTATCCTCGCCTAGTTGTTCCAGCAAGTCTAAGTCTTCTTGGACTTGTTTGTCTGACTGAGTTCGTATCTTAGTCTCACCTACCCTAGCTCCCCACTTCTTACCGTACTTATCTAAGAACTTCGGGTATATCTCGTCGTAATACTTCTTCATTCCCTCGCCGCCAACCTTTAGGTCAACACCCTCAAAGACTTCGGTGTCTTTGCCTTGAGATGCGATCTTCTTGGCAAGGTCTTTACCAACAACGTCAGATAACCCATCCTTGGTAAACACGCCCATGTCGTGATTCTTGCCGTTGGTGTCACGGGCAAAGATTCTGAATCCGTCACCATCTTTTGTAGAGATGATACGCTCGACCTGCTTACTCAAGTCAAATCTGGATGCCTGTTGGCTACCTGTTGTCAATCCGATACGATCATAGCCGTTCTCTGCTGCGTGTTGGATTGCTCTCTTTAGGGCTAGTTGATACCAAGTATCCTTAAATGGAGCATCTGGTACTCCTTCTCCTACCTTAACGGACTTTTTTTCTGTTTTTATTTGAACTGGCATTGTCTTCCAGCCGGAAGCCTCAACCATTCTGTTTAATTCTTCTTCTGTTTTACCAAATCCAATATCAACCTGCTCCCCATCTGGCGTTTCGTAATATGCCCTAAGACGATCCTCATATTTTGATCCATACCCCTTATCCCTACCAGCCTGATGCCAGTCGCTCTGCACTTCCTCAATTAGCAACATCTTCTTACCGTCAGCGTCTACTCTGTCATTGACTCGTAGGTGGGCTAAGATATTTGGCTGTTTGAAATGTGCAGATTTATAACTTTCTCTTAATGGTATTTTTTCTCTTTCCTGAGCCAGTTTATCTATTTCAATTCTTCTAATATCTGTATCAGGCAAATCAGCAAGATTTATCCCTTGATCTGCCAAGGCATCAATTTTTTGATTTATTACATTGCTAATTTTATTAAAACTTTTTGGTATTGTTGGCATCGTCAGCAGCAACTCACGGTAATTCTCACCCCCCGGCAATGTGTACTGACCGAACTTAGGCAAGAACGCACCTTCATCCCCCGGCATCTCCTCACCCGGAAGCCTTGGAATCGTTGACTTCACTTCCTGAACATCTACGCGATTATTGGCAATGTAGTCCTGAACTTCCTGACGAGTAACATTCTGCTTACCCTTCAAGAAATCATCCAGACCCATCCATTTAATCTCATCAGCCCGAACATCTTGACCTTTAGAAATGTCATTTAGGAAAGCCTGACCTGTTCCTGACTTCCTTGGGGTCGCTAGTGCCGCTTGTTCCACAGCACTATAAAAGCCAATGTCCGACTTAGGAGCCGTTTCCAGTAATCCCTTAGTCTCCTGAATACTCAAGCCTACAGGAACACCCTTCGTAGCCTTTAGAGCAGTCTTTCCTGCCCCGTATCCAATCGCACCTAGTCCAGCCACATCTAGAACGTCTAATGGCTGTGGAGCCTTGCCTAGACCAACATCCGTATAAGCCCTCTCTGCCCCTGAAATACCCAATACATCCGCAGGTTTGATTGCCTTTAGCAACTGGTTTACTTGGACAGGCTGAGTCTGCAACCCACCGGGGATAATCTCACCCGTAGGTGCTTGCTTAGGCGCAAAGTTAAAGCTAGTCGGGATATTTACGGTACTCTGACCTGTGTAACCGGGAAATAGTTTCGCTACGTCTGCCGCAGTTCCAGCACGATTAACAAACTCTCCAGCCGTTCTAGCACCACCAGCCATCTTCTGAAAGACGTTCTCAGGGATCGGCTTAATGGTCGTTCCCTTGGCTAGATTCTCCTGAGCAATCTCCTGCGGAGTCTTTACCCGCATCGACTCCATAAAGAGCATCTGCTGTAGCTCTGCCTGTGTAGGCAATTTGCGAAACTCAGCCATAGATAGCCTCGTACATATCTGGGCGGTTCTCTAATATCCACGCCCTTGGTTCTTCGTGACATTTCTTGAAATCAACACCTACCGTCTGGCTCCCTGCATGATGCACATAAGCCCTACTGACGAAATGCTGATAACCCGCCACGTTCAAGTCATGGCATATTATATTATCTGAATACCAATTAGTACTCGGGAACTTGGCTACTTCCCACGCCTCCCGGCTTATCGACGCGAAAATAGGCGCAATCACCGGAGTAATCTTGATCTGATGCTCACTTTCCCACTTCAATCCTGCCCGTCTGTCACCATCCACCGGGAACCTGATGTTCTGATCTGGCAATACATAGTCCGACCTTGCGCCTAAGAATCCGTATTTCACGCCACGAGACTCCAGAATTCCCGCATCTTCCCGCATTAACGATAGCGTATCTGGATTAAGAACCACATCATCGTTAGCTAAAATCAATGAGTCAAACTTGCCATGCTCGAAGGCGTAGTCAACGGCTGCGTTATAAGCATCTCCGAAATTGGTAGCAGGATTGG